TGATAATGATGAAGACATGCTAACAAATATTGATTTTATGTATTTAAGACGAGAGTATGAAAAGTTAGCACCAGAGGTTGCAAGATTTTTTGATATAAAAGAATATCATTTAAGTGATTTATGGTATAACTATTACAAAGAGGGACAATACCAAGAACCACATATGCATGATGGCGAAGGTGGTGTAACAGCAGTACACTATTTGTTATTTGATCCTAAAGAACATAGTAAAACAGAATTTACAGACGGTGATAAGGCACCAGAAATACAACAAGGTGATATATTATTCTTTGATTGTTTTAAAGAACATTATGTACCACAAAACAATAGCACTAAACCTAGATTGACAGTTGCTTTTACAATGACAAAACATGTATAAAATAGTAGATAATTTTTTAGACAAAGAAACCTTTAATAAATTACAAGACTTTGTATTAGGTCCTAATTTTGATTGGTATTTTAATTCAACAGTAAATACTTTGCAAAAGGAAGATAATACAAGTTACTTTACACACCATCTTTATACAAGACATCACACATATACACATAGTAATTACTATAATAACTTTAAACCTATAGAAGAAAAACTAGGTGTAAAAGCAATGATAAGAATGAAGATGAATTGTTACCCTCACACTACAGAATTAATTACACACGCACCACATAGAGATTATGAATTTGAACATAAAGGTTGTATATTATCTTTCAATACTTGTAATGGCGGCACAGTAATGGAAGATGGCACGTTAGTGCAATCAATCGCCAATAGAGCATTGTTATTTGACCCAAGTGTACCACATTGTAGTACCACATGTACAGATGACAAAGCAAGAATTAATATTAACATAAACTATTTTTAGCATGGAGGTAAGATGAGAAAATTTGTAGTTGATAGTTGGGAAGGTATAATGAATTACCGTAGAAACCCATTAAGACATATACCTGATTTACAAGTTAGACATATGATAATGCAAGTATTGGCATTTGTATGGTCAGGTGTATTTGCATTGTACATATATGAAAGTATCTTTGCATTTGGCGTAAGTGCCGTATCACATTTATGTTTAATACTTGCTATTGTAATTACAGTATCAACATTTAGACAAGCAGAAAAATTTAGATTTGATACTGGTTATCACACACCAGATAGACAAAGAGGTTATACATTTTATAGAGATAAACATGGTAACGCATATAAAGTACCGTTACCAAAAGGTGACCCAGGCGGAGAACATGAGTAATAAAGTTACACCACTACACGATTTATCCTGGTATATAAAATGGGCATCAACTATTTTTATTATACTTGGTATGATAACTACAGCATTGAACTTGTTTCCTTTTAATATGTTTGTACATTTGATAGGCGTAACAGGTTGGTTGTTTGTAGGTATATTATGGCATGATAGAGCATTGATTGTTTTAAATGCAATTGCAATAGGAATATTTGTAGCAGGAATAGTAAATCATTATGTATAACCTATTTGTATTAGGTAATGGTGAAAGTCGTCAAGGTATAATGATACCTATTTTAAGACGACAAGGTAAAGTATGGGGTTGTAATGGCATGTATAGAGACCATAAACTAGATGGCATTATTGCAGTTGACCCTATGTTAGAACATGAGATATACAGGTCAGGTTATGCACATAAACACAAAACATATTTTAGAGATTGGGAATATATACCAGCAGAGCATTACGACATGATGAAAGAGGCACAAACAGGTGCCATGCAAGACCCTAACGTAAGAGAGTGGAAATATAATCCTGAGGGATACTATCTATCTTTTGTAATACATGGTCAAAGTGCCATTAATCAAAAAAGAATTACAGAAAGATGGAAAGGTGATGGTTATGAAAATGTATATATCACATGGTTGTATGGCACAGATAGAATTAGAAAGATAAAAGATGTTATGGAAAATATAGATGGCGAACCTGCTGACCTAGGTTGGTGTTCAGGTGCAACTGCCATGTATATTGCATGTAAAGAAGAAAAACCTAAAACATGTTACCTACTAGGTATGGACATGTATAGTCAAACAGACAAAGTAAATAACATATACAAAGGTACAAAAGGGTATGTTGATGAGAATGAGAGTGCTTTGATACCAGAAAACTGGGTTATACAGAAAGCGAAGTGTATGATGAGATACCCTAATATAGAGTTTATAAAGGTGCAAGGCGAAGGATTCCAAGAGATTCCAGAGTGGCAATCTGTACCTAATCTCAAATACATGAGTATAAAAAAATTTAAGGAATTTATTGATTAAGAGCTTGACAGGATCAGGTTTTTATGATATAATAGAGTTATCTTATAAAAGCAGTATAGTTGCAACTATATTGCTGCTACTGGCGGAACAACAATTAAGAGGTTGTAACGCACACTTTAAGAGGGTTATGGGCGAATGCCTGAAGACACTTAGGGTGGTTGTGAGTAGGGACTAATCTCAAAATCAGATTGGACTCTTCCCGGAAGCTTGTGGGTAAACCAATAAATCCCACGTAGCATAAGATAACTTGTATAAATAATAATGTCGATAATACAGACAATACGAATACAACGAATACGAAAGGATAAAATATGTCATTCGCAAATTTAAAAAGAAGTCGAGGCAACTTCGACAAACTTACAAAAGAGTTAGAAAAAGTTGCAACACCTACCACAAACAATCAATCATCAGGAGACGACAGGTTCTGGAAACCAGAACTAGATAAAACTGGTAATGGTTTTGCCGTTATTAGATTTTTACCTGCCGTTGAAGGTGAAGAATTACCTTGGGCAAGAGTTTGGTCTCATGCATTTCAAGGACCAGGTGGTTGGTATATTGAAAACAGTTTAACTACACTAGGTCAAAAAGATCCTGTGTCTGAAGAAAATACTAAACTTTGGAATACTGGTAGTGAAGCTGATAAAGAAATTGCTAGAAAAAGAAAAAGAAAGTTATCTTACTTTACAAATATTTTAGTTGTTTCAGACCCTAAGCATCCTGAAAACGAAGGTAAGGTATTCTTATACAAGTTTGGTAAGAAAATCTTTGACAAGATTACAGAAGCAATGAAACCTGAATTTGAAGATGAAAAGGCAATCAACCCATTTGATTTTTGGGAAGGTGCAAACTTTAAATTAAAAATCAGAAAAGTTGATGGTTACTGGAATTATGACAAATCTGAATTTGAAACTATCTCTAAACTAAATGATAGTGATGAAGAAATAGAAAAGATTTGGAAAATGCAGAAACCTTTAAAAGAATTTTCTGCTACTACTAACTTTAAATCATATGATGAGTTAAAAGCGAAGTTTGAAAAAACTGTTTATGGTAGTGGAAAATCTGAGACGGCAGAACAAGTAGATATCCCACCTGTTAGTGCTGCTGTTGAAGAAGTTAGTGAAGAACTAAAGCATGAAAGTATTGCAACATCTGAAACTTCCCCTAGTAAAGATGAAGATGATACTATGAATTACTTTAGCAAATTAGTCAACGACTAATCTCTCCTAGTAAGTAATAATCACTAACTATAAGGGCGCCCTCGTGGCGCCCTTTCTAAATATAGGCATGATTACACAATTTACTGAACATAGACTTTTTCCAACTACTGTATATCAAAATCATGTACCAGTAGACCAAGACGAATTTAAAATGGTATTAGATATGCCATTTGAACGTATGCCAAGTAATAATGGCACATACACAAAAGAAAAGAATATACTATCATTACTACCCAATACAAGAAAACAAATACAAGAGCATGTACATTATTATTTGCATACTGTATTAGAAATTGTTGATAGATATGACTTTTATTTTACCACAAGTTGGGTAAACAAACATGATAGAGGCGACTATGCACACTCACATTTTCATGCTAACTCAGTAGTAAGTGGCGTATATTATTTAAAAACACCACCTTTTGGAGGTGGCATCTGTTTTCCTAAACCTACTAATCATAATAATTTTTTGTGGAATATATTTAATTTTGAGACAACTGGTGTCAATGAGAGAAACACAGCAGAATATAAGATAGAAGTTAACGAGGGTATGTTACTATTATTTCCGTCTCAACAAAGACATTTTACTCAGATAAATAAAACAGACGAGGAAAGATACTCACTCGCATTTAACTTGTGGTTAAAAGGTGATATGGGTAATGACGAATTAGAAAAGATTAAATTATAATGGATATATTCTTAGACATACTTACACAATTTGGTTTACCTGTTGCAGGTGCAATGGTAATGGGTGTGTTTATATACATCATTCTTAAATACATTTTAGAAGGTGTTGTAGGTCAAGTTAAAACAATCACAATGTTAATCTCTGCCTTAGACAATAGAATTAAGACAATGAACCATGACATGATTAAACTTGACATATTGATATCACATGCTCTTAATTTAAAACCTGACATGGATAGAATAAGTAG